GCCAACTTGAATATACGATCTTCCTGACCCTTGCCTATACCGGGTTGCGGGGCGGAGAACTACTTGCGCTGAAATGGTCGGACGTAGATTTTGACGAGCAGACAATCAACATCACAAAGACCATTTTCTATCCCTCGGGAGTCGGGGACGAGCATATATTATTGACCCCGAAAACGGAATCATCCATCCGCATCATCGACATCGACAAAACCGTTATTACTGAACTGCGGAAGCTCCGGGCCTTACAGAATGAAATCCGAATGGTATACCGGAACCGGTATTATGACCAGAACTTTATATTTGCCAACCTGACCAAACACCATCGTCTCGGGCATCCACTGAACATTCGCTCTCTCCCACGCACAATGAGGCGATACCTGCGACTCGCCGGGCTGGATGAATCCCTCACCCCGCACTCGCTCCGCCACACACACACATCCCTGCTGGCGGAAGCAGGGGCAACACTCGAGGAGATTATGGAACGACTCGGACACCACGATGACGAAACAACTAGAAGTGTCTACCTGCACATCACGAAGAAACGAAAAAAAGCGGTTGCCCAGTTGTTCGCAAACCTCATGGGAAACCGCTGATTACCTCCTGTATTTTTGACCTATGTGACCTATTTGTGACCCTTACGGCCTACCAGATGACTGGCGGCCTTATATTTCTAGGAATTTCCGGTGTCATGTGAAGCACACCGTCCATACTTTCAGCCCCTGAAACATCTTTCACGCCTGAAAATCGGAGTGCGGAAATGCCCGATTTTTTCCGCACTCTCTCCTGAAACATCTTCCACGCAGACGACGGATTTTTCATCCGACTGCGTGACCCTTTTGTGACCCTACTGACGCTCTCCGGTCTGCTTGACAAGCTGATGAGTCATAACGGTCGCGCCTGCTACCAAAATGCCCTGAATCACACCTTGAAGCGGGTCGCCCATAATCAACACGGCCAGCAGGATACCGACTATCAGAAGCGCCCACGGGATGAGCCAGTCGGGCATTTTGGGCGTGTTTTTCAGCATCGCTCCTATTACGTACAGCACCGGCACAAGAACGATGATTTGTTCCTGCACGAATTCGATCAGATCGTTCATTCGATTACCCCCAAACGATCAAGAATAACAAGCATCCGCGCCAAATCACGGCTGACATTCGTATCCGACATCACCGGCTGGCCGGAGGCGGTTTTCTTCTCCGCCAGCTTCTTTATCGTGGACTCGGCCCATTCCGGGGCGGGACCAGACTGAATAGCCTTTTTCAGTTCGGCAACTTCATTTTCCAGACGTTTAATTCGCTCCAGTTCCATTCGCGCCACCTCGTCATATTGTTTGAGTTCAGAAGAATTAATAATCGACATGATCTTCCCGGCGTACTGCGGATCAGTAGCGTATCCGCACTCTTTCAACATAGCCGCCTGTTCCTCTGGCGTTCTGGCCACCACTACGCGCCGATAGCGACTGTTGTTGAGGAAAAGTAACGCTTGATCCTTCAGACAGTCCTCAATGCTGTCGTAGGCGCGGAAGTCAGCCGATGTCTGAACCGTCCGCCCGTCGTACACTTCCCACGTCCCCTTGCGGACAGCTTTCCCACTCCAATACGGAGTCTGCTTACCGCTTCCGACTTTGTACCCGACGATGTTATTCCACGGGTGGATTTTTCCACCGGTTTCAAGGATCGTCTGGGCGACGGAGACGGACGGGAACAGCGGGCCGCCATCGATTCGCACCTTCACAGCCACCGGCGCGACGGCGGCAATAAATGATGCTCTCGACATCCGATCAACCTCCCCAGAATTTCAGGATGACGCCGATGACGCCGGTCACAAGCGCCCCGAGTGCAGTCCTCCACGCCCATGACAAATCCGAACGAACGTCATCAATTTGGTGCTGGGCCGACTTCACCCGCTGAAGCGCTTCTTTCGCCACGTCATCCGATTTATCCAATTTTTCGACCAACCGGTTGACGCTGGCGGAAAGGTCGCTGATTGCACGCGTATTCGATTCTTGCAACGCTTCCATCCGCGCCATCCGGCTCTCGATCTTCCCGAGCGCTTGCAGTTCCGGCTGATTCATGCTCAAGTTCAACACCCCTTCTGCGTCAAAAAAAGAATCGGGCACCGCCTATTCAGCGGCGCCCTCGCCTTCTTCGTTTTCGGGTCCTGCATCCTGCTCGGGGATCGGTTCAATCGGATCAGGAACAATCGGCTCGTTCCCCCACACCGCGAAAATGGCGGAGCGGTACGGTTCCGGCACCTCGTCCTGCACCTCTTGGCGGCCTGACGGACTGTTTACATAAGCCCGGCGCCAAGGCTCACCGATTGGATACTCAACCCCGTTGATTTCGACATACTGTTGCTTTTTGACGCTCACGCTGTGCTCGTTGAGCATGTCCAGTGAAATTTTTTCGATTGTGTCAGCCATACGGATGCCCCCTGTCAAATAAAGTAAAAGCCGCTTGCGCGAAGCAAGCTATTGTTTGCAAACTCTGCGCTTGTAATGAGCACACCGTTGTTTGTAGTCAGATAAACAGACGTACTCGCAATATAGCTTGACAACCATTGTCCGCTCGGCACGGAAATATTACTTGCATTCCCGACAGCGTGAGGATCGAAACCAACACCCTTACTAAATGGCAACCCGGCTATCGTGGCGATTCCCGATGCACTGCCCTTTGACGATAGCGAAATTTCAAAAGTCCAATGCACGACGTTTGCTATCCGGGTGTACTGCCCCCTTCTGGATGCATAGGAGATTCCCGTATTCTGACCGCCGAATCGCAGTTCCGGCGTCCACGTGCCGGTTTCGTATGGGAAATTTCCGGCGTGCCAGATGTCGTACCACGTGCTACCCAGTTTTGCTTGTGCGTTTCCACCGTCATGCCCTCGCAAGCTGTTAGCCAAATCAACTCTCGCCCCGTTAATGTATCCCTGAGCAAATACGCCATTATTTGCAAATATGATTTCATTCGTGTCTACGCGGATGTTTTCACCACTGTCAGGCCCGATTTGAAAAGCATGAAGCGTCGATGTTTCAGACACGTCATCGGTTGCTGTCAAGCGGATTCTGGCCGCCTTGATGTTAGAATCTTGCGGCCCGCCGGAAGCTGTTCCGTCGTCCTTGAAACTGTAGGTATCGGACGAGTCATCGAATTCGATGTAATCGTCATTGCTGAAATAAACCCGTGTCTTGGTGAGGACATTTCCTTCACTATCGATTCGTGCGTATTTTTGGCCGTTGTCAGCCACAGCGTTAACATATACATTGTTCCCGGTATCCGACCACACAAGGTCGATGAAAGCATAGCGATCTTCTGAACCGAGAACAATGTCTATCCCGCCTTGAACCCAGTTTCCGGGCCCTCCGGCTTTATACGTGATCGTCCCGGGAGTGTTGATTTTTACGAGACGGCATCTATGACCCGAAATATTCGTCAAGACATTGTTAATCGTGACATCCCCGTTGGATGTTTCTATGAAAACAATATCTACGTTGGAAAGGTCAAGGTCGGACAGGGTTGCAGGCCCAATGATCCGGGTCGAACGCGCTGTCTTCGGAAGTGCGTAATTTATTGCGTCATCAACTTCTGCTTTCCGCGCCACATCGTCCGATGCAGACGGCGCCGCCGCCTTAAATCGCCCGTTCCCATCCCGCTGGACAATCGTGTTCGGCGTGGCCGCAGATGTGGCGCCGTGAACGCCAGTAGTAGCAGATACGTGGTTGTCAAGATTAGTTTGTGCGTCAGTTGCAGTTTGTTGTGCCTGCTCCGCCTTCGTGATTCCTTCCTCGATCCCGTCCTCCATCCGGTTCAGTTCGTTTTCGCTGATCACATCCCGGAACTGCCATTCTTTTTTCACGAAGTCCATCCTCACGCACCTCCTTGCACGAATTGAATGTTGTGACTAAACACGGTCGTAACGGACGTGTCGATCTCGATACCAGCAATGGTCGTGATGATATTGTCGTCCGCGTCCAGAAAGTCGATCCGCGTCACGATCATATCAGGCGGAAGAACCAATTCGACCGTAATGCTGTCCGAATACTTCGTGACATCCATTTCCGTTAATTCGGTAGTTTGGTTAATCAGTGCCTTCGTCAACAGGCCATCGGTCAAGTCGACAAGCTGGCTCTTGTAGAAGTCTGAAACTGCCACGGTATCACCTACCTTTGATAGATCACACGATCAGCAATGATCTCACCTACAGGAGTAAGTCCGGCCAGCGCCAGTCCAGCACGCGCATAAGTAATTTTCAACTCGCGGCTGACTTCCCGAATACGAACACGCTCGACGCTGAATGGATATTGGACATATTCCATATTCGCGGGCTTGAGTGTTTCGACTACATGTTGAATATCACGGAATTTATACCCGTCTACCGCAGGAATGCTGATCGAGAACGCATATTCGCCGGGCACAAGTTGGATTTCCGCTTGCGTAGTACCAATATAGGCATTCAGCCTGTCGCGCAACGTCCGCAACGTAATCGGTGGCTTCCGGCTTTTCCTCTCAACCAGACGCTCCCGGCGAAATGTCACTGTCTCGTCATTGCTGGCGGTAATTCCAAACTCCTGCTCGCGCCACGTCAGCGTATCTTCGGCCCCCAGCACGAATTGCTCATTCAACACCTTATTAATCGCCTGTTTGAGCGTCACAATTTCCGGGTTGACAGCCTTCGCGATCTCCTGAAACTCGCGGACATTTTGCAGAACAGGCGGCAGATACCCGAGATAATCCCCAACTTCTTCGACCCACTCAAACAGTGACATTGATCGTCACCGTCCCCAGTTGTGCCACTTCGTCCGGCTCCAGCACGATATTGCCATCCACGCCATTCAGCGTCAGCGACAGGATGTCACGCACCGCCGCAATCCCGATCAGGCGGCTAAGGATCACGGACTGCCGGATCGTCGTCTGTACGAAATCAGGCTCCTCGAAGTTGATCTCTGAGAAGTATCCGTTAATGATGTCCTCAACTTCCTGCTCGATGTCTGACGGCCCGTACCCTTCCTCCAGCAGAACTGTCATCGTCACGTTTACAGTTTTCGGAGTAGCACCGAACGCCGTGAAGACATGCCCAATCGGAACCAGCCCTGTACCCATCCCATCTTGCTCGGGATCAAGTGTGTTCTGCACCAGCGCAACCAGTTCCGGCGACGGTACCATGTTGTCTGCATTCGTGATAACGGCGCGAACCGTTCCCCGGCCGTTCCATACCGGCTGAACGCGGAAGCGTCCGACGCCCGGTATCTCACTGATCCATTCGCGGTACTGGTCAACGTTGCCGCCGTATCGCGTCGCGTTGATTTCCTCCAGATAACGCTGATATAGCGCCTCGTCGGATTCCTCATCTTCGCCGGGAATCAGCACGTCGGCCAGCATCGCCGTCGTCAGTCCTTCGATGTATTC